CGCGTCAGCGCTGCGGCTGCTGCGACCGGGTTCAGGGATTCGGTGGGCACCGACATCAGCAACCGCTACGAGCCACGCGGCTCAACGACCGCGCGCGCCAATACGGGCTACCGCAACTCGGTAGGCACCGACCTCGCGCAGATATTCAAAGACATCAACGCGGTCTTCACGCCGATCACCAACACCTACAACGGGCCGCTGACTAGTCAGACGGAAACCGTTCCGGCCGGCGCAACGAGCGTGACGATCAAGCTGTGGGGCGCAGGCGGCGGCGGCGGACTGTTTACCGGCCCTCCGGGCGGCGGCGGTGGTGGCGGTGGCTACGCCGAACGAACACTCGCCGTCACGGGTGGACAGACGTTCACGTATTCGCTAGGCGGTGGCGGGAACGGTCTACAGGGTCCAGGCAACGGCACCGGGGCGGGCGGCGGCAACAGCAACGTCATCTCCGCATCGCCCTCCTTCACGCAGGCGTGCAACGGCGCGGGACCCGGCACCCAGTCCACCGGCGGCGCGGGCGGCACCGTGTCGAACATCGGGGGCGCTGTCAGCACCACTGGCGGCAACGGCTCCTCATCGGTCGCCGGCGGCTCCTCGCCGAATGGCGGCGCGAATCAAGGTACTGCCGGCGCGGCCGGCAACGCTCCCGGCGGCGGCGGCGCCGGGCAGATCAACTCGGGTTCCAACAAGGCCGGCAATGGCGCGCCTGCCAGAGTTCAGTTCATCTACACCTAACTACGCGAGGCCACATGCAAAACGGACACGACAAACAGCAAGTGCAGATCAACCCGCAGCAGGCGGCTACGTTCGCACTGCAATTTCTCGAACAGGTCCCGCATACGCGCGCGCAGCGTGAGGCGTACGACATCGCCGTTGGCATGCTCCAGGCCATCGCCACCGGGCAAGTGATCCTCGCGCCGCCGCCGGCCCTGCCAGCCCCGACCGCTGAGGAAGTAGCGCGTCCACAATGAAAACGCTCGCCGCAATCCTCGCCGTGCTGTCGATGTGTGGATGCGCGTCCGCCCGCGCGCTCCACCGCGACCACTCGGATGAGGAGAAGCGGCGAGCGCCCGCGACGCTCGTTATCTGCATTTTCGCGAGGTGTGAAGTCACACAAGAAACGCCGACCCCTCCACCCATCGTCCCACCGGACGAAAGCGCACCGGACCCGCATGCCTCGCGGCTGGGTCCGGTGCGTGGGTGGAGGGGAGCGGCCCTAACTAACCCTGACAACGCAGAGGTGCCATGCCCATGAAGTTACGAAGTGACTACTTGCATGAAAGCACCCCGCGCGCGCCGGCCAAAGGCCGCGCCGCGAAACCCTCTACCGCTCAACGGAAGCCAGGCACACGACCCGGAACCACTGAGCGCAGTTTCGGCGACGCCATCACCCGAAAGCGGTACTGACGGCGACGACGAAGCGAAAGGCATCCAGACGCTACGCACGCGTCTGGAGGCGCTGGAGCGCCTTAAGGTTTTCAAGGAAGCGCGCGACGACTTCCTCTTGTACTGCCGACTGATGATGCCGACGCCGGACGAGCCCGACGACCTGGGCGAGTCCATGTACGAAGTCGCGAAGCATCACAAGATTCTCGCCGCCGCGCTGGAGCAAGTCGAAAAAGGCCTGTGGCCGCGCCTCATCGTCACCATGCCGCCGCGCCACGGCAAGACGCAGCAGATCAGCAAGTTTTTCCCGGCGTGGTTCACCGGCCGCGACCCGTATCGCTCGACCATCATCGCGACGTACAACGACGACTACGCCGGCGACATCGGCCGCGACGTGCGCGACGTGCTCCGCCATCCGCGCCACCAGAACATTTTTCCGCTCTGCAAGTTGAAGACCGGCGCGCAAGGCTCCGACCGCATCAAGACCGCGCAGAACGGACAGCTCTCATTCGTCGGCCGTGGCAGTAGTTCGACCGGCCGCGGTGGTCACCTGCTCATCGCCGACGACTTGATAAAGGACGCCGAGGAAGCGGACTCGCCGACGATTCGCGAAAAGATATGGCAGTGGTTCGTGAAGGTCTTCCTCACTCGTCAGATGCGCGCGGGCTCGTGCGTCGTGCTCGTGATGACGCGATGGAACGAGGACGACATCGTGGGTCGCCTAACAGACCCACACAACCCCGCGTACAACCGCGACGAGGCGGCGAAGTGGAAGGTGCTCAACCTGCCGGCCATCGCCGAGTTATCAGATCCAATGGGGCGCAAGCCCGGCGAGGCGCTGTGGCCCGAGCGCTTCCCGCTCCCGATGCTCGAAGCGCAAAAGCGGCTCGATCCGACCGGCTTCATGGCGCTGTATCAGCAGCGGCCTTCGCCCGAGGAAGGCTCGTTCTTCCGCGCCGCCTGGATCAAGACCTATCTTGCCTCGAATCGGCCGCGCGCCGAGGAGATGCGGATATACGCGGCGAGCGACCACGCCATCGGCACGGATCGCAAGAAGCACGACGCCTCCGTGATGCTCATCGCGGGCGTGTGCCCTAACAAGTATCTGTGGCTGCTCGACTGCTACTGGGACCGGCGCCCGCCGGATCAGACCGTCGAAGCCATGCTCGACATGGTGCAGCTCTGGAAGCCGTCGTTCTGGTTCGCCGAGAACGAGGCGATTCTGAAATCGATTGGCCCGTGGATTCACAAGCGGAAGATCGAACGCGGCCTGCCGGTCGTGATCGATTCGATCAGCGTCCACAAAAACAAAGAGGCAATCGCGCAGTCCATCGCGGGCCTCATGCAAGCCGGCCGCGTTGTATTCCCGCGCGCCGCGCCGTGGTTCCCCGAAGCCAAACACGAACTCATGCACTTCCCGCACGGGACGAACGATGACTTCGTGTCGGCCATTTCACTCATGGGCCTGAAGGTGTTGCAGCTCATCGCCGGCACTCCGCAACGCGATGTCGCGACGCCGGCCGCCAACACCTTTGCGTGGTGGAAGAAAGAAATGGAATACCAGAAGAAGTTACGCGAGGCGCCGCAGCTCGCCGAGGTGTGGTGATGATTATCAAAGGTTACGACATCGAAGTTCCCGAGGCGCGCAGCGCGCTCGTCGGCGAGTTGCAGGAAGACGTGCGCGCCGACAAAAAGCACTTCTCGAATGCCTTCAAGCAAATGCTCGATGACATGGAGGTTGCGTGGAACGGCGCGCAAAAGAGTTGGCCGAAGAGCAACTACAAGGTCAACATCACGCAGCGGTTTGTTAGGCAAAAGGTCGCGAGCCTATACGCCAAGAATCCTCGAGCATTGGCCAAGTGTCGGCCGCGCCTGAAGTACAAGTTCTGGGACGGGACGATGCAGCAGTTGCAGTTGGCGGCGCAGGGTCTGCCCGATCCCATGAGCGCGATGCAAATCATCATGGACGTGCAGCAGGGCAAGGCCGAAGAGGAGATGTACAAGAAGCTCGGCAAGACGCTGGAGTGCTGCTTTCACTACTACATCGATGAGCAGATTCCGACGTTCAAGAGTCAGATGAAGCGATGCGTACGCTCCGCGATTCAGACCTCCATCGGCTACGTCAAACTCGGCTTCCAGCGCGAGACCGACCTGTCACCGGACAACAAGGCGAAGATCGCCGACTCACAACAGCGACTCGCGCACATTCAGCGGCTCGCCGATGAGCTTGGCCCCGAGGGCGACAAGACGCTGATCGACGCGGAGGCGGAGGAATTGCGGCTCGCCGTGCAGCAGCTCCACAAGGAGCCGATGGTCATCATCCGCGAAGGACTGGTGTTCGACTTCCCGCGCCCTACTTCCGTGATCCCGGATCGCAAGTGCATCGCGCTCGATGGATGGATCGGCGCCGACTGGCTGACCGAAGAACTGTTCATGACGCCCGACGAGGTGAAGGAGTTTTACAAGCTCGACCTGGGCGGAGTGACGACGCCGGCCGCCGGACCCGGTTACACCGCCTACTCCACCAGCGGCACCGAGTATCGCCAAAACCCGCGCAGCGATTTGACCGGCAACCATGACGACCTCGTGTGCGTCTGGATGATGTATCACAAGCCATCGGGTTTGAAGTTCGAGATGGCGGACGGCTTCAAGGATTTCCTCAAGGACCCGGAAGGCCCCGAGGTTGTGGTGGAGCGCTACTTCCCTATCTACGCGCTGTGCTTCAACGAACTGGAGCACCCGACGAAACTCTTCCCGCCAAGCGACGTGTGCAACATGACGCC